CGTAGGTACATACCAAAAGTTTTTTGTATAGCATCTTCTGCTTCTTTCTTAGCAGGGAATATTGCAGGGTATGTTGCGTTAGGTTGTGCAATAAATAATGCACGTAACTTAAAGTTTCTTTCCCTTCTGTATACACCTGCAGGTCTATTACCACCTCTAGGCTTACCTATAAAGATGTTGTTACCACTTCTATTTCCTGTACCAACTGCAGTAATTATTTTATTAATAGTTGACTTAGTTATGTTGCCATACCTATCACGCTTAACAGCCTGTGTTGGTACTAATACACTATTGCCTGGTATGTTTGTAGCTGTTGAATGTTTTACAAATAATGCATCATACTTTTGTTTTCTGTCACCACCAAATATGTTCTGATCTATATATCTACCCATGTTATAAGGTCTATCCTTAGTCATTATGATAGAAGTTAATGTAGCCTTTCTAGCAACTGTTGCCCTAAAACCTTTTTGTGTTTGTTTCTTAGGTCTATCTAGGTAACGTCTTGATGACCCTGCAAGTCTATTAAGTGCTGACTTTTGTTTGCTACCTGCTATAAACTTAGAACCCTGTACAGAAGCATTTATAGCCTGTGCTATTGAAAAGGGTAACTGTTTTGTATGTTGGTTAGTCCACTTTGTAGCCTGTGGTAGCTGTGACTTTATATCTAACCTAATAGCCATTAGAAAGGTATTGTAGCTGTCTCTTCTACTCTAGCCTTTATATTGTGTGGATAGTCAAAATCTGTAACAGCAAAGTTAACCTTAGATGCAGGTAATTCGTCTTTAGTCATGTAATTATAGATACCTGTTACTTTGCCATGTACAGTAACCTTTAATCCTTTCTTGTAGCTATCTACAATAGATTGCCATGCCTTACCAAATATTGTGCAGTTTATATATGTTGTTTCTTCTTTATTATGGTTTACTGCGATTGTAAATTTTGCAGCATCATAAGCACCTATTTGTGCGTATTCAGCATTACCTACAAGGTTGCCTGTAATTGTAGAATTAAACATTGTTTTCTGGTAAATAGTTTGAGATCAGATAGTTAATACCTGATGAATAAGAATAGTTGTTTGCTTTGCACCAATCTCTAAATTTTTTATGATTGATATGCGTAAGTTTAGAAGAAACAAGGTAGCGATTCTTCCAGTTAGATGCAGCAACATCAATAGGTCTAGTTTCAAGTGGTTCATTAATCATTTACGTAGGCATCAAACCATGTTTGTATATATGTTACGTGCTTTGGCTCTTGTATGTAATCACTAAATGTACCTGATGTTCTGTCAAAACCAAATTCTACATACATGGCATCTGCTAACTGCATATATAATGATTTATTTTTTACAACTAATTCACCAACTTTTTTAAGATAAAAATCTTTTGTATCTTTATCTAATATCTGTGGCATACCTACAGCCTTGTTTTTGTTTATAGGTGTTACTTTGTCTATTACAGGGTCAGCAAAATCACCATCATTATCAGGAATACCTGCATTTAATCCTAATATTGCTAATAAAGAATATCTGCGACAGTAAGTTATAGCACCGCCTTCTTTATGCATAGGATTGCCACCGCCACCAGTATTATTAGGTAATAACATTTCTGATGTAATAGATTCACCAGATGTATGTAGTAAATTCGTTATTAATATATTTTTACCTTCTAATACTTTTGTTGTATGTACAACAGCTAAACCATTAGCAGCTAGTGCAGGGTTAACAGTAGAAAGGACTCTTGATAAATCAGCAAACTTGCCATATTGTGCTGTATCTTTTTCTTCTATTGTGCCTACTTGTTTTATAAACTTACACAAGGCTGCTGTTATTTCTTTTGTCAAATTGTTTTAAATATTTGCCTTAGTATAGCTATGGTTTACCCTTATGGCAATCATTGTTGTTAATATACTGTCTTAGTCGTTCATTATCTGCTATTACTTCTGCTAACAATTCATAAGGGTCATTAATACCTGCTAACTGACTTCTTAGCATTTTTTTACGTCTATTCTTGTCAGCTAATGTACAGGACATTGCATTAGGTAGACTTATGTGCTAACCATAACATATATATAGTGTATGTGAAGTTTTTTTACAATATATATAGTACATAGGTTGTTGACAATGATTAGTTAGGGTCTATATTGAACCCTATTAGTACCCAATACGTACCCAAAATGACCCCATTACGTACCCGAATAGATGACAACGTAACAGAAAAAATTAAGAAGTTACAGCCAACTCACCTGTCAAGACAAGCGTTTATAAACGAATTAATACTTCTAGGTATTCTACAGAAATACAAAGAACAAAATAATATGGCACTATATATACATAAAGATAATAAATTAGATAAAGAAGGTTTTGAAAGAAAAGAACAAAAAGAAAAAATAAATAAAAAAGAAAAACAAGAAAAGATAATACCAGAAGATTTACAACACTTACAAACCCTTATAGATGACTTCTGGAAAGTTAAGAAAGGTAGTAAATCAATACAGGCATGGAAACAACAGATAACAGAATATAGAAAGTTTATAGATAAATATGGTGAACAGATATTAAGAGATCAGTTAGAAGCAGGTATACTTGCAGGTACATGGAAGGGTTGCACTATAAAAAATTATGAAACAATTAGTAAAATAAATAATAAAAGTTTTATAGAAGAAAATAAACCGCACCCTAACCAGAAGGTTGTACAGTTTGATGAAATGGGGAATCTTATCTAATGGAAAGTTTATTTGGAAATAATGCAAAAGCCACATTACAGAAGATGGTAAAAAAAGGTTTGCTAAAGGTATCTGATTTAGATAAGCCATCAGAAGGTTGGTTTATTGCAATGGGTTATGAGAGGGAAACAGGTACAGGTAAATGGAAGCGTTTACTACGTACAAAATCTGGTGCAACACCATCACTACGTTTGGAGAATATACCAAAATGGAAAAATACACTTACAGGTAAAATAACTTTTGACCCTGTGGAATATGAAAAGCAAAATTAAGGATATTTTAGTACAAGACCCTTTTCTGCAGTTTTTACCAGAACCACATAAATACTACGATTTAAAACGTAAAAAATACGTAGCACGTTCTGTTTCTGAAGTTGTTAAAGAAAATACATACGTTAGTAAAGAAATGGAAAAAGCAGCTATAAGGGGTACAGCTATACATGAAGCAGTACAGATATGGTGCGAAACAAAAGATAAAACATTAGCATTAGCCTATGCAAAAGATTATGCACATTGGATAGAACATTTAATTAACTACAGAATGTGGGAAACATGGGATTGTGTTGCCAATGAGTTACGTATGGTAGATAGAAAAAGAGATATTGCAGGTAGTTGTGATGTGATATTACAGCATAAAGATACAGGTATGTTATGTCTTGCAGATTTTAAGACACAAGAGGTTTATAAAAAGAAAAACCACAGGTTACAAATGGGTGGTTATGTATCTTTGCTATATCAAAACTATCCAGGTGTTAATTTATGGTCATGCAGGGTAATTTATATAACACCAGATGGAATAAAAACACAAGATTATAACCCACAAGAATGTATGTACGATTATGAAGAAGCTAGAACCCTTTACTTCAGTAAACAGGTAAAATTTTAGTAAGGGTTGCATTAGATAAGGGTATACCCCATACTAAATGTAATTATTGTTCTTTATCTGTTATTAGTTATGTCATTTGAAGAAGAATTAGAAGAAATTGACAGGCAAGAATGGTTAAGCCTGTTTGATGATAAACAAATTATGCAGATTACAAGAGTTTTTTTAGATTGGCTGTATGATTTACCTGATGACTATATACCTACACAACAGATAAAGTTTTTTAAATAATTATATGAACATACAACCAGAACAACTACTTAGACAGCTAAAAGTATTGCAGTTACAGAAAAAAGAAATAGATATGCAGATAACAGAAAAGAAAATGGTATTAGAAAAATATTATATGGATAGTATTATTATGAGTACATTTAGTATTGATGGTGTTAAAGCAATACGTAAACGTAAACCAGAAAAATGGGAATATAGTGATACAACAAATAGATTTAGGAAAGATATGATTAATGCAATAGAAGATAAAGAACAACAGGAAAGAGAAGAAGGTATTGCAACTAAGCTAGAAACAGGTTTTACATGGTCAATAAGATGAAAACAACAGAAAAAATTGAAAACGCACTTAAACGTGTCAAAGAATTACTTATGTTAGTAGCATATTGGACTAAGCAACCAAAAGAACCAGATACATTAACTTTAGAATTTAATAAAAAAAAGCAACAAATGATAGATGATTTATATGTGCAGTTAGGTGCATTAAGTGACAGGTATCATTTTAGTAATAAAAAAGTATTTAGTACAAAAGAATATATAGTGCAGTATGACGAATTAAAGAAGAAAATTACAGATTTAGAAAAATGAACAGTAATAAGATTAAGGGTGATAAAGCAGAAAGAGAAGCCTGTGCATTGTTAACAGAATTTACACCTTATGAAGTTGAAAGACGTTTTGGTGCAGGTATGGAAAATGACAAGGGTGATTTAACTGGCATACCTGATACTGTTATACAGATAGCAAATTGGAAAGATACAAACGCTGCAGTATTACAGAAGCCAAGAGAAGCAGAACAACAACGTATAAATGCTAAGGCTAGTCATGCAGTTACATTAGTAAGATATAAAAAAAGACCAGGTTGTAAACATGGTGATAATTGGCGTGTTGTTATGACTATTGAACAGTATGCAAGATTAATAAAATGAATTGCCTTTACTGTAAAAAAGAATTAATTATAAGCGATACGCAAGAATATGAATTAGATGATACTTATGATTTTATAACGTATCTACATTGTGAAAAATGTAAAACAGATGTAGAGGTATATAAGAAAAAATAATAAATATGTTGACAGGGGTATACCTTAGATGTACACTAAATATTGTAAACACTACCGAGAGGTTATCCAATGACTAGATCATTAAATGTTCTTTCAAAAATTCTTGCATTAACAGCAAGTACAAACCCTAATGAAGCTAAAGCTGCAGAAGCAAAATTAGAACAGCAACTAAAAGCAAAAGGTATTTCACTTGAGCAATTAGAACAACAAATAGGTGATACTTCAGTATTAGATGAAGAAATAGAAGTTATTGCCTTCAGATGGGGTACACCTTACAAACGAATAGACCCTGCTGTTTCTATTATTGTAGGTGCTGTTGCAGATTTCTATAATGGCAAGATTGTATTCACACCTTATAAAATGGAAAAACCAGGTGCAGACCATAAAGTATATATTAGAGATAAAAAAGGAGATATTTATAGACAGATAGAAATATCAGCTAACAAGGCTAGAAAAATAGAAATTGAGATTTATGCTGAATATCTTATACAGGCATTACAAGATGCATGGGCTAAACATTGTAAAGAAGACCCATTTAAGGTGGCAATGGAAGGTGCATCATATAGAAATAGTTTTAGAAAAGCATGGGCTAGAAAAGTAGATGAAAGATTTAGCAAAATGAAAAAAGATGAAGAAACAAATGGTAGGCAACTACAACTTGAAAGCAAAACTATAAATGTATCTGCATTAGTAGTAACAAAAGCTAACAGTACAGAATTAGCAAAGGTAGAAGAATTTTATGCAGAAAGATACCCTTCTATTGGTAGAGGTGGTTCTGGATATACAGGAGGTGGTTCTGGTTATAGTGCAGGTAGTTCAGCAGGTAGTTCTGTAGGACTTAATAGACAGGTAGCAGGTGGTGGACAGAAACAGTTATCAGGTTACTAAATCTATTTACATAATTACAGCCCTCTTTTATAGAGGGTTTTTCTTTTGTTACTATTTGTTAACAAACTCTTAACAGGGGTATACCCCTTGTCTATACTAAGAATGTACCAAACAACCGAGAGGTTTTCCAAATGACAAACACACTACCACAAACTCATTCAGCACTTAACAAAACTATCAAAGGCTATGAGTATTCAAAAGAATTAGAAACTTGTGTAGATACTACATATACATTTACTGATCTAGAAAAGCAGGTTATGGATTTATTTCCTATTGATTGGTATACAACTTTAGAAGAAAGTGATTTTGGTTTAGATGATCCTTCAGAATGGTTATTAGATTGGTCAGATGTTCAGCCACTTCTTAAAGTACTCAACATTACACAAAACCAGTTAAAAGGTGTAATTGGTTCATTAGCTAACAAAGGTGCAATAGAGATAGAAGAAAGAGGACAAACAAAAGCAGAAAAAAGAATGTTTGGTCAAGATTTATACTGGCTTTCTTCAAGATGCTTTAACTCATTAATTTCAAAGGAGGTAGCATAATGCAAAACTTTCTAATGATGTTAGCAGCGTCAGGGTTGTTTTATACAGCCCTATCATCAACTCTATATGACATGACAGTTACAGATTGTAATGCAGGTATAGAACTAGCTTGTAAGGAGGTAAACAAATGACTAAAGGTTTTACCAATCACAATACCCATGATATGCAGTTTATTAATTGTCCTAAATATAAAATGCACATTTGCGTAGAACAAACAGATATAGGTGAATTAATTTTTGGTAGTGACGTACCTAGATATGAGATTGTATGGCATATACATGGTGAATCAAACCCAAGAGGTAGCACAATGGATTTACTTAATTTAGTTGTACCTGACCCTGAAATGCCTATGACTATTCCAGAAAATACTTATAAAGCAGTAATGGAAATATATGGTATTGCATTAAAAAAAGAGTACAACAAGTATGCAAAAAGTAAAGGTTGGAATGAAATACAATAATTATATAGTCGGGAAGCCTGATAGTTAGGTTTGTGAGATACTCTAACTTGAAAGTTATACAAAACCTATTGCAATTCATAGGAAAGACAGGGCAAGTGTTGGACTTGATCTATCTCCTGACTAATTAATTTAATTTAGGAAATAACTGCTGTTCTAACATATCTACAGCCTTATCATCTAAGGTATTTGTTGTCTGCTTACAAATAGACCTTAGTAAATCCACAATTAACCTTTTACAACCTGTAGAAGTAAGAAAGCGTAGCAGTATAGGTTTTAAAATTTTGTACATAGCTTTGTTATGCTTTACAAACATATTGTAGACGTTAAATTTAATATGGTCATCTATAGGCTGTCTAATCCCCATTGCAAAGCTAGATAGCCTTTTTTACCTTCTAGGTTTTATTTCTGCTACAGCTAGTTCTACTTCCTTAAGTCTATGAAATACCTCTTTCATATCGTCATGCATATCATCTATCTTTGTTGTTAGTAATTCTATAGCTGTTGTATTACGCACAAGGTCATCACGTGATTGCCTTCCCCTATAGGATATAGAACCTACAGATACAAAACAGGCTGTTAATAATGCACCACCTGTAGCTGCTATTACTTCAATCACTTTGCTAGAACCTGTTCTATAGCTATTATGACAGAAAAAGGCTATGTCAGAAACAAAATCTAAAAATCCTCTACAAAAACTAAAAGAAAAATTTGACGATAAAGAAGAACAGTTAGAGATACTAGGCACTTTTATAAGACTAGGTGTAATGGTCTGGGCGGGTTTTATTATTAGCCTTAACTACATATCTTTTCCTGGTATGTCAAAAGATAACTCACCTAAAGATATAACATTTATAGCTTCGGTGTTTACAGGTTGTTTGGCAACTTTTTCCGTAGATGTAGGTAAAAAGAAAAAAGATGATAAAAAAGAAAGTGTTGCAAATAATGCCAGTACAAGTCAAACTATAATTGTAAGACAAGAGCCATTGAAAATTATTGGTGCTACTGTGGTTGACCCCAAAACAAAAACATGAAAAAATTTTTACCGATATTGCTTCTAGCAATCACACCTGCCTGTTATGCTGATCTATCACATAGTATTACCAGTTCTGTAAAACTAACTGTAGGTGGTGCTACAACGTCTGCAGATCGCATAGGTAGCAGTTATAGCGTTAGTGGTACTGGTGTTGATACAACCTATACATCAGGTGGTAATGCTGTTGCTAATGGTGTTGGTTCACTTGTGATTAGCTCAGGTATTGGTACAGCACCAGATTTGACAGTAACACAAGACGTACCTGCTAATAGCTTCAGTTTTAGCCAATCATTTTTGCAAGCAGATGCAATACCAGGTAGTGCTGTAACAACTGGTGCTAGTCCTAATTTTTCTGACGTTACAAGTATTGCAGGTGGCACACCATCTAATTTAGCAGGTACTATTTCTACTGCAGGTAGTATTGCATTAACAGCAGGTGGGGAAAATACAGAAGCAGTAGGACAGGTAATAACAACACTAATAGTAGATTAATAAAACTATGTATAGGCTATTTTGGCTATATGTATTTTTTGGTGTACCTGTTTATGCAGCACCAGTTATTCCAAATTTCCAACAAGGGGTACTACAACAGCACGTAGAAACAAAACAGACAATAGTAGAAGATATAAAAAGTTTTGACATACGTAATGGTTATCAGCTAACAGTAGGTGGGGAAAATGTAGAGAGCTCTACAGGTAATGTTGCACCTGCAGGGTGGACTAAGGTAAATACAACAATACAGGGTGTAGGCACTACTTTTGTTTCACCTAATTTAGATAACAAGCCTACATTCAGTATTACTAATGCAGGGGAAAGTTTTATGTACTATGAGACTTTAGAAACACCTGGTATTACTAATTACACGCACGTTACACGTACTACAACAATAGAAAGTGTCAGCGATAGTACAAGTACATTTAGCCAATGAAAAGATATTTATTATTGTTGCTGCTGTTTAATAATCCTGTCTTAGCTAATTCTGTAAATACAACAAGTAATAGTTCTGGAAGTGTTGTTAATCAGGCTGTACAAGTAGTGCCATCTAGGCAATTTCAGTATCAGATGAATACTATTACGTGTCAGGGTGCAACATTAAATATATCTCCTTTTGTTTCTACTACCTATGGGTTTGCAACACCTTTTGAGTCACATTTTGATAGACCTGTATATAGTAGAAGGGATATAGAAGGTAATTTTGATGATGATAATAATGCAATAGGTGATGGTGATGTAGATGCAGGTTATAGGGGTGAAATATTGTACTTTGAAAAGGTCAGGACAGGACAGAAACAATCTAATGTATCTATAAATGGTGGTATTACAGCTACTTTTTCTATACCACTAGATAGAACAGCCATAAAAGAATGTAGAAAAGCTATGAAAAAACAGAATGAATTATATGAAGCATCACTTGCAGCAAAAAGATTAAATTATGAAATGAGTAGAGCAAAAACCTGTGCAGATAATTATAAACAAGGTTTTAGATTTAAAGAAGGTACACCAATGGCACTTGTCTGTTCAGATATAGAAATTATAGAAGCTACTAATTTAGACCACGTACATAAAATTAAGAATTGAGTTTAGACTTTATTGGTTTTTTACCTGTAAATCTCGTACCTTTTTTAGATACAGCTTTTTTAACAGTACCTATTAATTTTTTAAATGCAGGTTTTAGTATTCTGTTTAGAAAAGGTGTTAATGTAGCTGCAGTTGTTGCAACAATCGTTATTGCAAAAGTTGTAGATACTGTATTTATAGAAGGTAAATATTTTTCTACTGCTGTTGTTGGTTCATACTGCACTACACATTCTTTTGTTTCTTCTATATATTTAAAACCTACAACTTTTTCTGTACCTTTTGCATTTAGATCACCTATACGTGGATTATTCTTTTTTGGGTCAGGGCATGGTGGTTGTTTTTCTTCTGGTATTTTTGGTACTTCTGGTGTTTCTGTTTCTGCTATAGGTGGCTGTTCTACGTTTGTAGGTGGTTCTGCTTCCTGTATTGGTACTAAATCCCTAGCATTGTATTGTAATGGCTCATAAAAGGGTATAGGACAGTTTATAACAACATTACCTGCAGGGTCATCTGTAAATAGCTGTGTATTTTTTGTACCATCAGTTCTGACAGTTGCACAAGGCATATCAAAAGTAGGTGGTAACATTCTTGTTACATGAGTACTTGTAGGTAGATTTGTCTGGTTAGGTATTACAACATCAGGTATACGTGGTATTGATGCACTAGGTATTATGTTTATTTCTGGCAATTTATAATGGTATTGATACTTTTGGTTTTGCTATTGGTGGTGTTGTAAATTCTGGCATACCACCTTTTATTGCATCAGGTAAAACATTATCAATATTACCCATAATTTTATTTTTAAGATACTTTTCGAACTTTGGTGATGTAAGCCACCTGTAACCTATAAATGTTCCTATAAGGCTACTAGATATAAGTAGAAAAGAAAGTATACTAAGAATGTTTATAATCTTTTGCATGATAAAGGAATTACTTAATAAAATGGTAGCACCACTTACTTTGATGGTGCTTTTTCTTCTTGTTGGGTTGATGCCTCTGTATTTGATGGCTGCACTTCTTCGGGTTTCTCTTGAGTCTCCAAAATCTGCTCCTCTAGAATCTTCATTGCACCATTAACTTCATGCAAAGCTATCCATAACTGCTCTCTTTGTTGAGCAAGTTGTTGTAATCTTTCTTGTAAATTCATAATTTAGTAGAGTTTTTTGCCACTTACTATAGCTGCATCAATAGCAGTAAAATCCTCTGATGTCCAAATAGATGTTGTACCATCAAGTTTTGTATAAGCTTTGATAATCTCAAGATGCTCTACATTTCTTTGTATTTTTTCTTTAAATTCAGTATCAGTTTCATCTGAACTTTTAGCAGTAGCAATAACAGTTACGCTATCACCAGCAGCAGAAAAAATTGCTGCGATTTCATCTGCGGTTTTTTCTTCCATAATAAAAAAGTAGTTGTTTACAGTTTACCCTGCTTCCAGGGCTGTGACTTTTAGGGATAACTCTTTTATTGCATTTATCATCATAGGAATCATACCTGTTGCTGACACTTCAAGAGCATCAGGTTCATTGTCATTAACAATTGCAGTATATTCAGCACCCTCTTCTTTTAAAACTTGTTGAACTTCTTGTGCAATAAAACCTGCTTTTATTAACATTTCTGGTTTTTCTTTAGATTCGACAGGAAATCTACTTTTATCTCTATAGTCCCAACGAAATTTTCTTGGGGTTAATTTATTAATAAAATTAAGTCCTAATGGTAAATCAATTATATCTGTCTTATCTCTTCCATCAGAGGAGAAACTAAAACTACTTGCAGAACCAGAACAACTTATACTTTGTACACCATTGTGAAAAGAAAGTAAATTACTTTGATTACTAGGACTATTGGCATTTCCAATAATTATATTGCTAGATCCTGTAGTAATACTTGAGCCTCCACTCACAGTATTTGTTCCAATACATATATTATTTCCCCCTGATGTAATACTGCCACCAGCATTAAAGCCAAAGAAATTATTTGAACTTCCAGTTGTATTGCTTTGACCTGCATAAGTTCCAAGTGCAGCATTAGCAGACCCAGTTGTGTTTAGCACCAATGCACCAGTACCTACAGCAGCATTATTATTTGCAGTTGTATTGCTTTGTAATGCACCTTGTCCAAGAGCAGAGTTATTAGTGCCTGTAGTATTTGTAAATAGTGCATAACCACCAACAGCAGAGTTACTACCCCCTGTAGTATTTGCACCTAATGATTCATACCCTACTGCTGTGTTAGTACCACCTGTAGTATTTGCATCTAAAGAATTACCTCCTACCGCTATGTTGTAGCTACCAGTTGTAGTGGTGTCTAAACTACCAGCACCTACGGCAGTGTTCCCTGTTCCAGTGGTGTTTGATGTTAAAGCGAAGTAACCTAAAGCAGTATTATTACTTGCTGTTGTATTCTCTCTCAAGGCGTACAAACCAAAGGCAGAATTGTTACTTCCTGTGGTGTTAAGTTTTAAAGATTCCATCCCTACGGAAGCATTAGAAGCTCCTGTAGTATTAGATGTTGCAGAGTTATGACCTACTGCTGTATTATTTGACCCTGTTGTAGTATCCTCTAAAGCGTCAGTACCTACAGCTACGTTCTGAGTTCCAGTTGTGTTTGATAATAAAGCACTATGTCCAACGGCTGTATTATTAGCTCCAGAAGTTATAGCCTCTCCCGCACTCTTACCTATAGCAGTGTTATTTTCCCCTGTTGCATTTAAAAGGGCTTGAAAACCTACACCAGTGCAACCACCATTTGTTGTTAATTGATTAACAGCATTATAACCAACAGCCACATTTGATGTACCTGTAGTAACAGCCCCTAAACCTCCAAAGCCAAGCGCAGTGTTATTGCTTGCAGTAGTAGCACCATCTAAAGCAAAAGCACCTACTGCTACGTTTGACGATCCAGTTGTGTTTGCTGATAAGGCCACGTAACCAACAGCAGTATTATTACTTGCCGTTGTATTTGCTAATAAAGCATTTAATCCGAAAGCTGCATTGTTTGCACCAGTCGTATTTGTAAATAATGCTGCATAACCACAGGCGGTATTATTACTTGCTGTAGTATTAGCTCCTAAAGCTGCATAACCCATAGCCGTATTAGCTGTTCCTGTGCTGTTTGCATCTAAAGTTGTACTTCCTACAGCTGTATTCTCTCCTCCTGTTGTATTAGATAAAAGTGCATTTTGTCCTATTGCAGTTGTATTATTTGCAGTTGTATTACTACCACCAGCATTATGACCGACAGCAGTTAGACTTGCTCCTGTAGTATGCAATGCACCAGCAGCTTGACCAACGGCTGTACATTGTAATCCAGAAGTTAAATTTGTTAAAGTATTTTTTCCAATAGCTGTATTATTTGCACCACTAACAGAAGAAGCGTCTAAAGCATTTTCGCCTAAAACGGTGTTACCAGCAACAGAATTTGCACCTTTACCAATATTTACTGAGTTTATCGTTCCATCTAAAGGAAAAGCAGGTGAGCCTGCAAGACTAAATAAATTTATATGAGCATTATTAGCAGTATTTCTTAGCTGCATAAAGCTTGTATTGGTATTAGCAAAAAATTGACTAGCGTAGTTTGTAGAAGGGGCAGATGAACCAGAATTATTACTTGAAATTGCTAAAAGAACATTGTTAATATCAGCCCTTACGTTAGCTCCTGTAGAGTTATCTATAACATAATCGTGTTGAGCCATTACTTAATACAAGTTTTATTTAATTATATCTTACTTTAAAATTAACTACCACGCCCAAAACCAACAGCAGTATAACTAAATGTTTTATTTTGTACAGCATTACCTGCATTAGTAAATTTTATTGTAAATCCACTACCAGTAATATTTGTAATTTCAAATTTATCTGTACCACCTAAATCATTAGCAGTAATACCAATACTAGGTAATTGTGAACCTGCTGCAACATCAGTACCACTAGCACCTGTAAAAAACGCATGATCAAAAGTTACTGCAAGCCCAGAAGATGATGTACCAGAACTAAGATTAGACTTTTGTTCTGTTCTTCTATCTAATTCTGCTGTATAACCTAATTGATCTATTTCTATACTTTGTGCAGGGTCATCACTATCCATTTCACATCTAAATTTAAAACCTCTACCTATGTGTGTACCATTAGCAAATGTATTAAATGTTTTATTAGTAAAATCACTATCTTGATAATTAGAACCATTAGAAGGTGCTGCAGTTGTAGTAGCAACTAATAATTTAGCGTTAACATCAAATGCTGTTGCAGCATCAAAGTCTGTCCAAGTATCTATGTTTGCAGTTCTTTTATCAATTAAATCATTAGGATAAAAACCCTGTGTTACAAAATGTCTTG